AAGCTGTTTATGAATCAGCAAAGAATGGAGTATTCAAAGGATTCTCAATTGAGGGTGTATTCAATCTGATTGAAACAGGATCAAGTCTTGAGGAGGAGTTTATGGCACAATTGTACACAGAGCTCAAGAAAGTTAGTGAATATATCATTTTTTTTAATGACTATCCAGATGCTGTTGTGAAAAATGCCAAGAGAGGGATTGAATTGAATCAAAAGAATGGCAACAAGTGTGCAACTCAAACAGGCAAAGTCAGAGCCCAGCAATTGTCACAGAGAAAGAATCTCAGCCTATCCACGATAAAACGCATGTATTCATATCTGTCAAGAGCAGAGGAGTATTACAATCCAGATGATTCAACAGCATGTGGCACCATATCCTATCTCCTTTGGGGTGGGCTTGCTGGCAAGAGATGGGCCCAAGCAAAATTGAAAGAGGCTGGAATTTTAGAACAATAACACATAGTAAATAAATAACAATAAAATGAACAAGAATTTTCAAAAGGTCATGGATTTGATTGCTGAAATGAAGCAAGCATTTTCAAAAAAAGAGGCCTCAAAATTTGATCAAGCTACCTTAGTTGATGGAGTTACTGTCATTGAATATGAATCTCTTGAGGTTGGTATGCCTGTATTTGTTGTTGCAGATGGCGAAATGATTCCAGCTCCAGAGGGTACACATGCCCTATCTGGTGACATGGAGGGTGTTTCAATTGTTGTTGATGCAGATGGCATCATCACAGAAGTCATTGACACAAGAGAGCAAGCACAATCAGCAGATCCAGGAGATGAGCAAGATGATACTCCAGAGGCTGAGCCAGTTGCTCAATCAATGAGTGCCGAGGATGTTGAGAACATCATCAATGCAAAGTTTGAATCATTCACCAAGGCAGTCGAGGGATTGGCTGAAATGACAAAGGCAATTGCAGAAAATAATACACAACTTGTGAATGAGTTGAGCTCATTGAAAACTGAATTCGAGAGTTTCAAGGCACAACCATCAGTTGAAACAAGAGAGTCTGAGAGATTCTCAAAAGTTGGCAACTTGACAGCCAGACAAGCATTCTTATTAAAAAGTAAATAAAAAGTAAAATGTCACTTAAAAAAATAATCAAAGACAAATTTAGCTACGATGTGTCAGGATTGGCAGCATATGTAGATGAGCAAAGAGAGGAATTGACTGTTAGAGCAGTCACAGAGGCTAAGACCTTACAATATATCACCATTCAAGAGGGTATCAAAGGATCTGAGGAGATCAAATTACTTGATGATTCAATTGTTTACCAAGCTGGTGATTGTACAATGACTCCATCTGGAAACACAGTATTCACTGATCGTGCAATTGCTGTTGAGACTCTTGGATACATGAAGTCATTTTGTAACAAAGATCTTGTTGGTTTCTGGACACAATTAGGTTTGAGACCAGGTGCAATGGCAGAGGACAAAAACTTACCATTTGAGCAACAATTGATTGACTATCTTTTGAGATTACATTCGTTTGAATTAGACAAATTGATCTGGAAAGGTAACAAATCAACAGGAACAGGCAACCTACAATGGATGAATGGATACCGTCAATTCTTAACAACAGGAAATGGATGTGTGAACTTGAATACAGCATCAACAGCATCAATCACAAACACAAATGCGTTTGATGTATTCTATGCTTGTTTCACAAACACACCAGCAAATGTTGCTGAGCAAACTGATTTCACTTGTTTTGCTGGTCGTGAGACATTCAACAAATTGATGAAAAATTTAGTTGACTTGAATTTCTTCCATTACTCACCAGCTACAATTGCAACAATGGATGAGGTGATTGTACCAGGAACAAACATGAAAGTGGTTAAAGTACCAGGATTGAATGGTCTTGACAATATTTACACAGGTCGTGCATCTGAGTTCATATTTGGTACTGACTTGAGATCTGACTTTGACAACTTTGAGTTGTGGTATTCTCAAGATGATGATGTTCTTTACTTACGATCTAAATTCAGAGCTGGTGTGCAAGTACCATTCTTGAATCAAATCGGAGTGTGGAATGGAACAGGATCACCTAACTAAAAATAATTAAGGGAGGGGGCAACTCCTCCCTATTGTATAACAATTTTAAACTTAGAAAAGTGAGCTGTAATATGACAACAGGGTACAATGACAGAACATGTACCAATGGAAAAGGAGGGATAAAGAGTGTCATTCTCTTTCCTCTTGCAAATGTATCTGCATCAACCATCACAAATAATCAAATATCTGCATTGACTGTGACTGGTGAGGTGTTTCAATACAAACTAAAAAGCAACTTGTCAAGCTACACAGCACCAATCAAGGTAAACAAAGACAATGGCACATTGTGGTATGAGCAAACTTTGACAATGATCTTGGCATCAGATACCAAGGAATTGAGATCAGAGATTCACTTGCTTGCACAAAATGAGGTTGTTTGTATTGTTGAGAAAGCATCAGGAGTTTATGTTGCTCTTGGATTTGGTGAGGGCTTGCAGATTGCAGATGGATCAGCATATGGATCAGGGACTGTAAAGTCTGACCGAAATGGTCACGATCTTGTGTTGACAGGAATGGAGAATGATGAGGTGCCAGATGTGGCAGCTGGTGTTGTTACAACACTATTGACTCAACAATCTCCATCAATTTAGGTTTTTTTGGGTTAATAATACATGAAAGGGAGGGAGTAATCTCTCCCTTTTTTTTAATAACTTAGCACAATGAAAATAAAAACAGAGCTAATTGGATCAAAAGTATTCAGCAAGTTATTCAACAGATGGATAAAAATTGAAGCTGGACAAGAGCAATTGTATATGGATATGCAGTTGTTTGATGTATTTGAAAAAACGAAACCAAAATTGATAAAAGATGCTAAGAATTCAAAGGAATTCAACATCAACAATGATAGTGACAGTGACAGAGCTGACAACAGTGAGTCCAGTCCACTATCTGTTTGAGTTTGAACATCAACAATCATTTGAGAAAGTATATTGCATCCTGGCAAATATCTCAACAAACACTGAGAGATATGATGAATTTGCCATTGAGGATGGCGTGGATGTGACCTTTCCATATGATGGCTACTATATTTACAGAGTTTATCAGCAAACATCATCCAGCAATCTGGATCCTGACTTGTCTGATGGACTTGTTGAGGAGGGCCGAGCTCATGTATTTGAGATTGACTCTCCATCAAATGAGTACAATGAAAACATAACATTCAACATATATGAGTGATTCAGTTAAAATGACAAGCCTCACATTCAAAAAGGACTATATCAAGCCTGATGAGGAGAAAGATAGGATGCTTGGATTCATAAAATGGGGTAAAAAAAATGACTATCCTTATTTTTTGATTGACCTTTACAATGGATCAGCCTGGCATCAAGGCATCATCAAGAACAAAACATACTATATTGCTGGAGGAGGCCTTGAGGTTGTCTCAGGAAATATGCAACCATTCATTGAGAACAAGTATGCAGAGTTTGATATGAATGAGATTGCAGAGATGCTGTGCAATGATTATGAAATGTTCGGAGGATTCTGTGCCATTGGTACATGGAATAGAGATGGATCAAGAGTTGCTGTCTGGGAACATATTGATCTGGATTCAGTCAGAGTTGATGAGAGTGAGAGAATGTACTATATCATTGATGATTGGACAGCAATGCAACAAAGTGCTGAGAAAACAAATCTGAGAGCCATTCCAGCCCTTGATATGACCAACAAGACAGGCAAGTTCATAATATATTACAAAGATCCTGTAAAGAAAACAAAGAAAGAGAGAGGAATATATCCTAAGCCTCCTTATTATGGTGGGATCACAGCCATCCAAACTGATGTTGATATCTCAAGATTTCACATGCATGAGATTGCAAACTCATTCAAGGGAGGTACAATGATCTCATTCACTGATGGCTATCCAGAAACACAGGAGGAGGCCGAGAATATCAAGGCACAAGTTAAAGGTCGCAGTCAATCTGTTGAGGATGCTGGAGAGATTGTCATCACATTCAGTGATACAAAGGACAAGGCACCAATTGTTCAGAGCTTGAATGGCAATGATCTTGACAAGAGATATGAGACAACTGAGAACAGTGTGCAACAGAATATCTTGGTTGCTCATTCAGTTGTTGCTCCATCATTGTTTGGAGTTGCTCCAGATGGCTCATTCAATGCAGCAGAGACAGCTGATCTGTATGAGATATTTAAAAAGACCTATGTTGAGTCAAGGCAAAAGAGAATTGAGTGGATGATCAACTACATGGCAGAGCTTTCTGGCTTTGTTGGTAAGGTCAAGCTCAAGGATGTGGCTCCAATTGGAGCAGAGCAACCAGCAGCACAGGCACCAACAACTCCTGGAGATATACCAACAAATGAGACACAAGTGGATGTTGCCAAGTCAGCTCTGAATGGAGCACAGATTGCATCATTGATTGATGTAGTTGCCAAGATAAAAGAGGGATTGTTGACATCAGAGAGTGCATTGAGTATTGTGCTTGCATCATTTCCAACAATTGATGAGTCACAAGCCAGGAGAATTGTGGGATTGCAACCATCAGGAGCTCAACAGATGTCATCATGCAATCAAGGTCATGCATTCTCAGATGATGAGATCGGATACTTTGCAGAATATGGAGATCCAGCAAATAATTTTGATACAGTTATGAGTTTTAGCATTCCATGGGATACACCTATGGAGGAGGTATTCAAAAGACAAGAGCAGATTTTTGCAACAATTGGCACAATCAATGTGAGTGGGGAGGGCTCAAAAGGCCTGGGAAAGCCAAAGGGAGGGATTGATTCTCAATATGAGGTCAGATATAGGTATCAAGAGGTGCCTGGAATC